ACTACTAATGAAGCTTCTATGTCTTCTCCGCCATATCCAGACCTAGCTAGTCCCTCTGCAACCAACTGAGGTATCTTAACTTTATATGTTCGCATCTTATGTCTTTCATCTTCTTTGATTGGATCCATACCTATAGCTTGGCGCATTTCATCTTCGTCTATCGCATCGTGTTCGTATTTATATATTGTGTGATTTTGGAGTTTAACAAGTAGGTCTGTCTCTATTTCTTCAAATGATAATGCTACCATATTATTTACTGGATCTACATAGAAAGAATAACCGCCTTCTTCGAGAAGCTCTCTAAATACGAAGTGGGTTATATATGTCTCTATAAGCTTCTGATATGACTTTACCTGATCATGCATTTCTGTGGTAAGGGTATCTGATGTACTACGATTAACTGTTTCTCCTAGGCCCATTTGAACGCCTGAAACACCCAATCCTGTGAAGACCCGTTCCCTAAAGTATTTTAGGTAGGGTTCAACATCTAGTGCCTCACCTTGTACTCCAACTACCTTAATATCTGTGCGCTCATTAGTTACCCATGTTGCATCCGATGGAGCTTGATCTAATCGATTCTTCATATCAAGTACTTCTTCTTCAGATGCAAATAGTGTTGGATCATTGGGTAGTCCCACTTTGATTTGCGTAAATGGATAAGTATAACGATATATCAATCTAGCAACGTTCTCTTCTATTTCACGAAGTAATTTTATATCTTCCATAACAGGTATGAGATGACTATTACCCCATGTAAATCCATCTTCTGGATCTGCTTTAATGTGTATAACATCCTTAGGATGGAAGTGAGCTACATTTTCTTTAGTTGACCCTAATACTCTACCAAATTGATATCCATGTCTACTTTGAAGATATGATATAATCTTCCCACGGTCATCTTTAATAGGAGCTACTGTTGCAGGATGAGCTATGAAATATCCTGCTATTGGAAACTTCTCATCGTTTGTTGGTGAAATAGGAATGCGCTTAGGCATGCTTGAGTATTCTGCTCGTTGTTTAACTATAAATACATTACCATACAATACCACGTCTTTAGCTATACGATGTAGGAATATATCTGTTGGTTCTTTGGTGGCATCAGCTAACATCATCAATCTTATACGTAAGTAGTCAACTATCTTGGTATCCTTACCCTTCAAACTCCAACCAGCCTTAAACATAAGATTAACAAATTTGGAAACCGACTGGCGGACATAGCTGTCATTATAGTATGACATCATTATCTGACGCATATCTAAGAATGGGCGATCAACTACCGTACGTGTTCCCTTACCCGTACCATGACCTCTAGCTGTTAAAAAGAAGGCTTGCTGTAATCCGCCTAAAAAAGCAGTTGGATTAGCATAAGCTTGTTCTAATTGTGATGGTGTACTGGAATTGGTTGAAAGAATGTCCTTTATGTTTTTAATTTTCGGAACCATGTAAGATTATACCTCTTCTTCCCCATCATCTAATAATGGGTATGAACCTATCCGTTTTAATAGCAATTTAGGAGAAGATCCTATGGTTGAAGGTGATAATTTTATTAATACTAGACTATCACTTTTAAGATCTCCAGCCAGAATAATATCTGACATAGGGTTAATTATGTATCTAGTAAATACTCGATACAATTCTCTTGCATTATATTCTGGATTAAATCCTATTTTAATTAGATGTTCTATAACTTCATCACTAGGTTCTAGTTTAATCTCTAGTCGTTGAAGTTTTTTATTTAGTTCTTTAAAATACTTGCCTAATATAAGTTTGATCTCCACTTCAGTTAATGGTTTAAAATAAAGCATAGCTGTTAGTCTATTAATTAGTTCTGGTCTAAGTAATGCCTTTATTTCTTTATTAACTGATTTCTCTATATCAACTATGCGATTATTGTTTCTAAATCCAAGTGTTTGATTGTTGCTATAGTTTTTAGAGCCAATATTGGATGTCATAATTATTATTGATTTAGAGAAGTCTGCTTGGGTGCCCGAACCATCTGTAAGAACAGCTTCATCTAGTATCTGAAGAAATAAATCAAAGAAAGTAGGGTGTGCTTTTTCTACTTCATCAAAGAGAATTATAGTACCCTTATCCTTACGTTGTTGCATCATACGTATTAATACTGAACCATTTTCGTGTCCAATATAGCCAGGAGGAGCACCTATTAATCTAGTAGCCATAAATTCTTGAGCATATTCAGAACAGTCTATTTTAATAAGTCCTTCTTTTCCAAATGCATGTTCCGCTAATACCTTTGCAGTTTGTGACTTGCCTGAACCTGTAGGACCAACAAATAAAAAAGCACCTATGGGTTTGTTGGGTTCGTTTAATCCAACTAAATATCTTTTAAAGGTCTGTAGAACAACATCTATTGCATTGTTTTGTCCAAATATGTGATTATTGACTTGGCTTCTTAGGTCGCCATAGAATTTATTTGCATCATAAATTGTATTTAGGAATGGTAGAGAGTTAGGTGATGGCGCTGACATTGTCATAGTAACTCCTTTTAAAGTAGTTTCTAGATAGTTAATCCATAAGCCGTGGAAAAGGACTAGACTGAAATACTCTTTTTTGTTCACCAAATAACTTATTGCCAAATGAAGATAATATGTCTTTAACTGTATTAGACATGTTGAAATCTTTATTTTTTAAACCCTTAAGTTTAGTATTAATAGAATCTAAAGCTCCATGCATTAATCTTTTACTATCCTTATCATGCAGGAAATCATAGCGATTGTCAAATAATTGATTTTTAAGAGCAAATAACCTAGCCATATTTATCATTTTCTCTGTTTGGTATTGATGTACTACTCTGGCTGATGAAGTAATTTGAGAAGCCATCATATTAAAATCTTGGTTAGGTGGAGCTAAATTCAATAAGTCTGTTAAGAAAGATGCGCCAGGTTTCTTTATCTTATCACCCAAAAAAGATATCCCGAGAGCCATCTTAGGATCTATCTCTAGATTACCTACTGTACCAACTACTCTTTGAATATTGCTGTCCCCTATTGGTTCACTTGAGCGCTTAATATCATTAGCTAATGTGATTATACCCATAAGTTGACTAATACCTTGTATAAAACTTGAGATTGACTTAGGACTATCTTTAATTGATTGTAATATAGGAGTAGTCATATTAGCAATCTGTTGTCTTACTACCGCCTTCTTACGAAGGGCTATGTAATTAGATATTGCTATAGCTAGCTTATCCATACCATCGCGCATTACGTTTACATAGTCGGCTATGCCTGGAGGTAATTGAGTACTATGGTATCTATCTAAATCATTTGTATTGCTTAATAGATCGCTTTGTAAAAGAGTAATGATTCCACTTACTGCATTTGCATATACATATAGTTCTATATTTCGTATGCCAAATAGATCTGCATATATCTCAGCATCTATATTGCCTGTAATGTCAGAAGCCCCTTTTTGGAAAGTATTTACTATGGTTTGAGATAGTGGTTGTGTTCTAGTAAGATAATAATTCTTTAGGTCTTGTATGGTTAGAGAACTAATTCCTTGTAGGTAAGTTAGATCTTCGTCTGTAAGATCTAACTCAGATATATTAATTGAGAAGTGAGCAAGAGATAATTCTATATCATTCAATTGTTCATCTAAGATTCCAGCCGTGTCCTTAACAGCATCCTTTAGGTAAATAATCTCTTGAACAGTTGGAATAAATACAAGAGGTAATTCTGCTGCTTGCTCACGCTCACCTAAAGTTTCACCGTCACGTATAGCTGGTGGTGGATGATATGTAATATCAGGAGCAAAACCTAATAATTCCTCATCATTACTCTTAAAGTCATTCATTAGCTACCTCGCGTAAAACTTCTACGTCTTATACCTGAACCACCAAATCTAGATACTGTAGGATTAAAGCTGTCGAATCCCCCTCCTCGCAATCCATACTGATTGGATGGTATAAACCCAGGCGGAGGGGGCTCATAATCTATATTGGTGTTGCGTTTTTGTAATGGTGAGGTTTTGTTTTCAGGTACGCGCTTTAAGATATTGCTAATAGGCTGCATCTCAGCATAAGATTCTACCTTGCCCATATTTAAAAAGTGTTCGGTAATACCATATACTGCTAACATAAGAGCGTCTATGGCATGTTCGTTCTTAGAAGAGAAAATGGGTTGTCCATTTTGGCTCATACGCTTAACTCGATATTCGTTTAACTCTAGGGTCATGAAGTGATCATGAGGACTTAGTATAAGTACTTCGTCATCAAACATCTGAGTTAATCTATTTACCATTAGTGGTTTGATTGGCGTTGATGATCTTACCCTAGTATGCGGATCTAGAATATCTACTGACTGTCCAAAATGTACACCAATTACTTTATCGTGAAGTTTGGTTTCTGGATTCTCCAAACCAACTACTTTTAAGTTTTCTATCTGACCTTCTCCATAACCACGATCACAATAGATATAATCTGGTTGATAGAAATCATTAAGCATAACTATTTTCTTAGTAGCGTTATGTAGGGTATATTCTCCTATTGGTATTTCATGTCTTGCTATTACGCGCATATAATAGTCTTTATCATCATATCTTTCAAACTGCACAACAACTATCTGAGTAGCAGCATGATACTTATCCCAATCTACTCCTATTACGATAGGATGTTCTTTGCTATAAAGCTTAGACATAAGATACCCATAATTAGGATGAGATTTGGGAGAATGAGTATACCATGGTGTATCGCGATTTTTAGCAGTATCTATTTTTTCTTTCTTAAATACCGCAAATGATTCAGAACCAAAATCAGCTAGTTGTTCATGTTCATACCTAACTGGCCCAATGAGCATACGTATCTGCCTATCACGTTCTTCATTCCAATCTGGTATTGCTTCCCAGCAATTATAGTGAAATGATTTGAAGCCTCTGGGTTCTGGATCAACACATGTCTCGTAGTATATACCTCTTTTACCTGATGGAGTAGATGTCATTATAAACCTAATGTCATCTGATTGACCCAAGATAGCTAAAGCTGATGTCATGTCATCATCCGTACAATAGTCTGCTTCTTCTACCCATATTAAATCACCCCACTTACCACGAATACCCATGGCTGCCATTCCCGACTTGGTACCTGCTGTTAAGAATTGTATAACAGCACCGTTTTTAAAACGCAAAAATGCAGGTGCTTTAGCGGGCTTCTCTATACTCTCTTGAAAATCTTTAGAGGTATTTATGAGTGTTAGCATATTCTGATAAATATCATTAAGATGGGTTTCTAGTGGAGCCATCACAATAACTTTGTATCGTTGCTTGCGGGTAGGATCTATGACCTTACCATTAGTAAAACATAACCATAAAACCATCATACATACTAATTCGGTTTTACCACCACGACGTGCTACGCGTAACGCAAAACGTTTAGCATTTGTTGCAACAACTGTTTGTTGCCAATCACGAAGAGTTTTATCGAAAAATTCTTTTGCGAAGAGAGGAAAGGTCTTAAGAACTTCTATATACCTACTGCGTTGTTCTGGAGTAAAACGAGTTATATCTATACCCATATAAATTAATAAGATGCTCCATAAAAAGAATTATAACCAGCACCACCAATAGAACCTGCTCCTGAATATCTTGCTGACATAAGGGCGGCTTCTTGGCCGATAATATTACGAGCATTTAGCTTAGATTGATTTATAGCTGTAAGAGCTCTTGCTCTATTAGTAGCCAAATAGGCATTATCTAATACATCTCTAGGTCCAAAGGTTTGGGCAC